AATTGTCGTCGGTTGGAGCAGCCGCGGCAGGTTGAGCATTTAGCGGAGCCGTAGCAGACGCTTGAGAGTCTGGTAATTTTATTGTTACGTCGCCTACCGCAGAAGTGGTTAATGCAGTATATGGTATTGGTCCGGCAGGTGTTTGTTGCGACGTACTTTGGCTTTGTTGAGTTGTTACTGTCGCAGGAGCAGGATTGTTAGCAGGGGGGCGCAGTTGATATGCGCCTGTTGTAGGGTCGAACCATTGTTCGTATCCTGTTGATGGATCGATAGTATTGAATCGAAAAGCCATTTTAGAATCCTAACACTGATTGTAAGGTAGTAATTTTTGGCAAATAAATTTGTGTTCCTGATGTAAAATCAAGAGGCGGTTTAGATAATGTATTAGGATTGCGTTGATAAAATACCCACCACAAATTACTATTATCATACAAATCGTGCGCTAACAAATCTGGTCTATATTGGTAAGTCGCATTTATTGTAAAGTATTGATCATCCACCAATTTTGGAATTGGTCGATTTATCATCACATCTAAAAAATACTGACTATATTGTGTTAAGTAGTACGGGCTAGTTTGATTATATTGTGCTGTCATTACCAGAACCCTCCTTTAAGTTGATTGCCATTAGCAAATTCTTTAACACTAAATTGTTGACTAACTTGTTGACGAGTATTAACAGGTAATAATCTAATAGTAATGTCCATTTTTGTTGGTACATAAGTTGGCGTGCCTTGCGCTAAATTTGGAATATTAGGCGAGCCAAATGGAGTTGTAGGCAAAGCACCTTTGGTTGTAAAGGCGTTTGCTAGTCGTTGAATACTAGCAAAAATATTATTAGTAGCTACACTTTGTTGTACCGCATTTTGTGATGTTAAATTTAAATTTACTTTATTAGCAACCTGAGCTCGTATATAATCAACGTCTTCAGGAAGATTATATGTAAATTCTGTAATTAAACAAGGGTGATTGTTAAACTGATATTGACCTAAACCAGATAAAAATACTAACGGCGGAGGACTACCTCGTTGTGCGTCTTGACCATAAAACATTTTTGTAGCACTACGGAAAAAATGAATTACTGCCAACAAATAGTTTGCTTGATTTGTGTCTTGCGCCGTAAAATGTCCTGTAATACTAATGTCGCCAACTTGACTATTTTGATAAAAATAGCCACGAAAATTTGAATGTGTTAAATCATAAGTTGAATAGTTTGCTTTATAACTCATGTCAATTTTTGGCGTGTACGGAAATATAACTCCGTTAGTAACTTGTAACGGCTGAAGTATTCCTGGGTTAGGCGCATTGTACAAATAAGTTGCGCCCTGTGCTAAACTTAATTTAACTCGCCAGTCACCGTTTTTAGATTGTTGCCCTAACTGTGTCGCTCTTTCTTGTTGAAACTGAGCATTATTAGTGCCAGATTGAATAGCGGCTGCCAAAGGGCTACTTGAGCTAGTTTCTGGAGTTGATGAAATTTTTCCGTTAGAATCTGTTACTAATGTAGATCCGTCGTCAAATGTTTGTATGGAGGAACCATCATCAAATGTTTGCAATCCTGGAGTAACAGCGTTAATCGGAGTGGCTGATTTATTAACTTGGCTCGCCGGAACTATTATGGTTTCGCCCTGACTAAGTGTAGAAGCAGGATCAATCGTTGGACTTATTGGAGCTGGTCCTGTATCTACATTCGCTCTTACTCCGTCGCCTGATAATTCAGCCTGTAATTTTGCCGCTTCTTCTGCTAACGGATCAGTGGGTGTTACTGGGGTCGGTGATATTGCCATTTTGGTTATCCTATACAATATTTATGGTTTAAATAATATGCTCATATTATGTTAAAAAGGTTGACAAGCGGTTGACTTGTGCTATAATAAATAATCAAATAGGAGATTTACATTGGCTACAGGACCAGTCGTATCACAAAGAAAAGTCATTTATCTCAATAATCGAGATATTTTAAAGCAAATACATTTAAGCAAAAACACATATTGCACTTACTTAGATCCAGTAAATGATCACCAATATGACATTATTTTGCCCACTGTTGAAAAAATTAATCAGCGTACTGTAGCAGAAGCTAGACGCAATCGCGCAGATCGCATTAAAAAAGAAACTGGGGTAGTAATTGATCCAAAGAAAATTCCTAACACAGATTTAGTATTTAGAATCACTTGTTGGGAGCATATTCCAATGGCTCCTAAAAAGATCCCAAAATCTGCTACAACAAAAAAGAAAAAATTAGATGATATTTTTGAACTTGATTTAATCGAAGAAGATATTTTAGGTTTACCCCCAATCGACGAGCCAGAAGTTGGCGCTACAGCAAAATTTGTCAGACTTCCATTTCCGCCATTTTATCATTATCGTTTAGATGATAAAAAGAAACCGTTTTTAGTGGGTAAAAGCCACTGGGTTGGTGATTTGGAAAAGGGCGAGTTTAGCAAGGATCATGGCACAATGACTCGTACCTTAGCCAATATGTTTATTAAATTATGTGATCGTTATGCTACCCGTAGTAACTGGCGTGGCTATACATACAATGAAGAAATGCGTGGCGCAGCACTGGTACAATTAAGTCAAATTGGCTTACGATTTGATGAATCAAAATCACAAAATCCGTTTGCTTACTATACTGCCGCTATTACTAACTCGTTTACTCATGTTCTTAATTCTGAAAAGAAAAATCAAAACATTCGTGATGATATGCTTGAAATGAATGGGCTGAACCCTTCGTGGACTAGACAAGCGGCTGGTAAAAAAGATCCTAATCTTAATTCTGTTGTTACCAATATTGATATTTCTGAATACAATACTGAAGAATAGCCAGTTTAGTTGTAATCTACAATCTAGGAGTGTATAATATTAAAATCCCCAGTGAATAACTAAATACATACACTTGGGATTTAACTATTATGTTCATATACAAAATTACCGTAAACAATCAAGTCTATTATGGACTAGATACAAAGCCAGAATATAAGCAATATCGCTGGAAGGATCATTGTCGCGAAGCGTTTAAGCATAATTCCGAACGAAAAATTCACAAAGCTATGCGAACCGCCGGTATTAAAAATTGCGTATATGAAGTTATAGAGCGCGGATTTACAGAAGTATCAAAATTAGCATTAGCCGAAATCAAATACATTAAAGATAACGATACTTACAAAAATGGATTAAATGCTAGTCTTGGTGGCGACGGATTGAGTGCCGGTAGTTGGGCTAATATGAGCAATGATGATCTTATCATTATCCGAGAAGCCCTCGGCGAACATTGGCGTGATTATAATAAAAAAAGATGGGCAAACACTACCGCAGAAGAACGCAAAGAATTAGTAAAGCATTTACATACCGAAGAAGTTTATCAAGAAAAATCAAAAACACTTAAACGATATTACGAAGCTAACCCAGATGAAAAAATTAAGCGTGGCGAAAAAATTAAAGCGTGGCAAAGTCAAAATATCGAGCAAGTGAAAGAAATAAATCGACAAAACGGACTCAAAGGGGCTGCCAAGGTTAGTATTGCCATATTAGTTGAACATCCTGACGGAAGTGTGCTACAATACAAAAGTAAAAGTGAATTCAATCGAGTAACAAAGCAAACCGCAAGACTCGTAATCGAAAAAACTATTAAAAGCGAATCGCATAATGGATACAAGGCATGGGAAATAAAAGATGAGTAACTTATTTAAAAAAGCTGCCGTGATGACAGATATTCATTTTGGTTTAAAGTCTAACAGCCTTGTACACTTAAACGACTGTGAAAAATTTATCGATTGGTTTATTGAAAAGGCTAAAGAAGAAGGGTGCGAAACTGGTTTCTTCTTAGGTGATTGGCACCACCATCGAGCATCAATCAATATGCAAACATTACATACTTCATTACGGTGTTTGGAGAAATTAAGTGCTGCTTTTGATACTTTTTATTTTATTCCTGGTAATCATGATTTGTACTATCGTGATAAACGGGACATCCATGGGGCTGAATGGGCCAAGCATATACCTAATATTGTTATTGTCAATGATTGGTTTCAGCGTGGCGATGTTATTATTGCTCCTTGGTTAGTTGGAGACGACCACAAAAAGTTGTCTAAAATGTCAGCAAAATATATGTTTGGACATTTTGAACTTCCGCATTTTAAAATGAACGCTATGGTAGAGATGCCGGATCATGGAGAAATTAGCGTAGATAATTTTAAAGGTGTCGAAAATGTATTTTCAGGACATTTTCATTTGCGTCAAACTAAAGGGAATATTAATTACATTGGTAATTGCTTTCCACATAACTTTGCTGATGCTGGAGATAATAAGCGTGGCATGATGGTATTAGAATGGGGCAAACCACAGCAATATCATGCTTGGCCTGGACAACCATTATATCGTGTTATGAAACTTAGCGAAGCTATTGACAACGGTGCTAATATACTTGTACCAAATATGCACGTTCGTGTTGAGTTAGATATCGACATTAGTTACGAAGAAGCTAATTTTATTAAAGAAACATTTATTAAAGATTACAATTTGCGTGAAATGGCATTAATTCCTAGTAAGCGTACTGATATTGATATTGATTTAGCACCTGGCGATGTTAAATTTGAATCAGTAGATCAAATTGTAACTGATCAAATTACCAACATAGAATCAGAATTTTATGATCCTAAGTTATTATTAAAAATTTACCAAAACCTATGATAAAAATAAAAAATCTAACTGTTCGAAACTTTATGAGTGTAGGAAATGCTACACAAGGTATTGATTTTGATCGGCAAGACTTAACATTGGTTCTCGGCGAAAATCTGGACTTAGGTGGTGATGGATCTCGCAACGGAACTGGTAAAACAACAATCATCAACGCTCTTAGCTACGCTATGTATGGAACAGCGTTAAGCAACATAAGACGCGACAATCTCGTAAACAAAACTAATGGCAAAAATATGCTCGTTAGTCTTGATTTTGAAATCAACAACACTTCTTATAAGATTGAACGAGGTCGTAAGCCTAATCTGTTAAAGTTTTATGTAAACGATAAAGAAACAGAAGCAGAAGATAGCGCACAAGGCGATAGTCGCGAAACGCAAGATGCTATTGAAGGTATTTTAGGTATGAGTCACGATATGTTTAAGCATATTATGGTATTAAACACTTATACTGAACCGTTTTTGTCGCTAAAATCTAACGACCAGCGTACTATTATCGAGCAGTTACTTGGTATTACTATGCTTAGTGAACGAGCTGAAAAGATTAAAGAGCTAAATCGTACTACCAAAGAAGATATTACTAAAGAAGAATTTAGAATTCGTGCTGTTCAAGATGCCAATAAGCGTATCGAAGAGCAAATAGAATCTTTAAAGCGCAGACAAGGACTATGGGTAGCTAAACATGAAGAAGATATCAAAGAACTTGAGAGGGCATTATCATCGCTCCAGGAAATTGACATTGAAAAAGAGATCCAGGCGCACAAAGATCATAAAACATGGGATCAAAAAAGGAAGGATATCAACGATTTATCTACTCAAATCAGTCGTACGAAGATGGACATTTCCCGGGAAGATAAAGCGATTTCCAAAGTATCTAAGGAGATTGAAACTCTTAAAAACCATGAATGCCATACGTGCGGCCAGCCCTTCCATGACGATAAGCACGAATCGGTATTGGCAAGCAAGCAGGGAGATTTGGATGGTGCGCGAACGAATTTCACAGAACATACACAGCTCTTATCAGAGTTGGAGATTGCCCTTGAAGCCCTGGGCGTCTTAGGTAAGCCTCCTAAGTTATTTTATGATACAGAAGAACAAGCAATTCAGCATCGCAGTACTATTGAAGGATTACAAACACAAATTACTAGCAAAAATGCTGAAGTTGATCCGTATGGCGAACAGATTGATGAAATGACACATACTGCTTTAGAAGAAGTATCGTATGAAACACTTAATGACTTAACAAAATTACAAGAACACCAAGATTTCTTACTTAAATTGCTTACTAGCAAGGATAGTTTTATTCGTAAAAAGATTATTGAACAAAACTTATCTTACTTAAACTCAAGGTTAACTCATTATTTGGATCGTATTGGACTGCCACATACCGTAGTATTCCAAAATGACTTAACTGTTAGCATCGAAGAACTAGGTCGTGAGCTAGATTTTGATAATCTGAGTAGAGGTGAAAGAAACCGTTTGATACTAAGTATGGCGTGGGCTTTCAGAGATGTGTTTGAATCACTATACACACCAATTAATGTATTGTTTATTGATGAAATGATTGACAACGGCTTAGATACGCAAGGTGTAGAGTCAGCATTAGCACTATTAAAACAAATGTCTAGAGAACGACATAAGAGTATTTGGCTTGTGTCACATAGAGACGAGCTAGCAGGGCGTGTAGAAAATATTCTTAAGGTAGTTAAAGAAGGTGGATTTACAAGCTATAACACAGATATTGAGATAGTCTAATGAAATTTACACATTCGAAGGTCAAGACGATAACTATTAGTCCATGTCTTGGCTTTTCGAAAATAAAATTATTGAAGCGTTACCGGAAGATTGTGTTGGATTTGTTTATCTAATTACAAATAATCTCACTGGTAGGAAGTATATTGGTAAAAAATTAGCAAAATTTAGTAAAACAACATATAAAACAGTAAAACAAAAGAACGGCAACAAAAAACGCAAGAAAATTAAATCGAAAATAGACAGCGACTGGCAACTATATTACGGCAGCAACATAGAATTAAACGAAGACATCGAAAAGTTAGGCATCAACAGTTTTACGAGAGAAATACTATACTATTGTAGGTCCAAGGCTGAATGTAGTTATGTAGAGGCTCGTGAACAATTTAGTCGCAAAGTATTAGAATCTGATGATTACTATAACGGGCACATACAAGTGCGTGTACATGGTAGTCATATAAAAGGAAAAATTTAATGTCACACAAATTTGAACCGGCAGACGAAAAGTATTGGGCAGAGCAACGGCTGAAACATCAGGCAGCGATAAAAAGACAGCAAGAAGAACGAGCATCTAAAACAAACTTCACAGATTTATTTGAAGAACAATCAGCTAACATCGCAAACACACAAAAATAGTAATACAGGCATCTTAGTAAGGCATCATAAAACACATTGTTTGGTCGGGGTAGCTCGACTCGCATTGCGGAACGGTGAGATACCCGGTCTAGAATCTTGCGTGTAAAGGAAAGTTGCTAACTTAAGGCATCAAATGGTTTGGGCTCCGTTGAAACAGATACGACCCATGCTTATAGGACTTGGATTTATTACGGGTTACTAGGGTTCCGTTGATAATGTGAAGCTAGGGTAAGGGGTACCGGTCAACCGCCTCTGTGTATGTAAATACAATCTCTTTTAATAAACGACAGGGACGTCTAACATGAAGTAGTCTTTGTTTTTCACCGTGCTTACGGTGAATTACGACTGAACTATTCTACATGAAGAGCTTCTAAAAGCAAATAAAAAAATAAGATGAGCTGCAAAGCGAATCTTGGATTAGCGTAGCTAATCTTTTAAATAAGACTTAATATAAATCAAAATAAAAATCGTTTAGAGTTTTTAGGAAACGAATGACTTAAAAGAAAGGAAGTCCTGACTTCTTAGTTGTTTCCATATTATCTTGTATTAATTGACCAATGATTTTGCGTTCAGCGACACTTAGTTGTAATGCTGTTTCGTAAGATAGCCCACCACGCATATACCAAACCATTCGTAACGCCTCAGATCTAATCCCGCTTATTTCTTCGTCCATGCCGTCAACATATTTGGCGACACCCTCAGAATCCAAGGTTAGGAGGCGCGCCCGAAAAAACTTGTCATGTCCAATGTAATATTTTGTTTATATACATTTTCGCATTTACTACATTTAATAGTGACTGGTTGCATTTCGGCTTGTGTTTTATGTTCAATTACATAATCTTGAATACGATTAAACAACGCACGGTCACAGTTTGCCATAAACTCAGCGATATATTCGGGTTCTGTTACCATAGCACTTGGAGTTTTAATTGTCATAATACTTTGTGATAATGCTACAACTGTCATTTCAGTCATCTTTTTAAGAGCTTGTGACATAGCTGTAATTTGTTGTGTATCTACGGTGCCATCTGTAGGAATACTTTGGAATATACGCTGTTCATCAAATTGAATTTTATTGTTATCTGACAAGTTTTTGTAAGTCATTGGCTTAAAGAAGATTTCAATATCGCCTTGATGTATCGATGCTGTATAATCTGGCGCTTTCATTTGATCCAATACCGTACGCAAATCAACACCATAATCGTCGGTATTATTACAAGCTGGACATTGTGTAGCAAACTCCATTTCATGCCCGTAACTAGCGATACGAATAGCTACTAAAATAGTATCGATATCAATCGATGGGATAGACCAAGCATCTTTGATATTGGGAACACAACTTTGTATAACATTAATAACGGCTTGGCCGCTGAATAACGCATCTGGTGTACGATAAGTGATTTCGTCAATGGCAGTCATGGGCAACACTGGTAAATCCCCTGTTTGCGGCATATCTAATGCGCCTGGGGGATAGTATTTGCCTTGGCTAGGCAATTTGATATAAATTGCTGGTTGTCTAAAATATTGACTTAATGGATTGTTTGAAATCATGGGATTTTCCTTGTATAAATATTAATTATGGCAGAAGAATACGACCCAAAAGAAATTCAAGATATTGTTGATACCTACAATAAGCATTTAGCTGACGGTATTCCAATTTCGGCTGAATTGAATCAAGCCATGAAAGATGCTTCTACGGGCATCAAAAACTATTCAAAAAACTTAAAAGCTAGTCAAGAAGCACTTGTTGGCAGTTTGAAATCTCTTGGCATGGCCATGGTCAACGGAGAATCAGGTGCTGCTGTTTATAGCGATACAATCAATAAAGGCGCAAAAACTTTTAGTAATTGGGCTAAGAAACTTCCTGTTGTCGGTAACGCATTAGGTAAAGTAGCAGAAGCGGCAGCAGCTTATGAAAATGCTGCAGCTAAACAATCAGATTCATTGTTTGAAAATTATCAAGTTATGAGCCGTTCTGGTGTTGCTCTTAGTATGGACAACGCATTTAAGAATTTACAAGCGGCTGGTTATACAATGAAAGAAATTGGCGAATACGGTTCGCTAATGAAAGAAAATTCCACAACATTAGCTACACTAGGCGGTACTACCGCCCAAGGAGCAGCTGATTTTGCTAAAGCATCAAAAATTATTAAAAACTCTGAGATAGAAACTCAGTTTATGCGTATGGGTATGACTGTTGGTGATATCAACAGTGGTATGGCCAATTATATAAAACAACAACAGTTAAGCGGATCAACGCAACAACAAAATGATAAACAAATAGCACAAAGTGCCACTGAGTTTATTATAGAGCAAGACAAATTAACTAAAGTAACTGGGTTAACTGCTGATCAACAAAATAAAATTTATGAAGGCGCATTAGCACAAGAACAATTTGCGGCTAAAACATATCAATTACAGCAAAGAGCAGCCGCAGGGGATGAACAAGCCAAAGCAGAACTAAAACGAAACAAAGCATTAATTGAATTTGCTATGGCCAAAGGCGGTCCGGAAGCTGCTAAACAAGCTCAACTTTATATTGCCGGAGCAGTTAACTCAAAAGGTTATCAAGCGTTCCAAAGAAGTTTTTCTACAACCGCTGATTACTTAGATAAAGGCGGGTTAGATGTAGGTAAAGCACAAAATTTATTAGTTAGTGATGCTAAAACATTGGCGGCAGATCAATCTAAACTAGGTATCTATGGAAAATTTAATGAAATTTTTACACCTATTCAAGAAGTAGGAAAATTAGCAGCGGCGTCAACAAAAGATTATGCGGTAGCTAATAAAGAAGCTACTGATCAACAAAAAGAACAAATAGCAGCAACTGATTCTGCTACTGGTTCTATGGTTGATACAGTAAGAGATCAAAGAGACATAACACAATCTACTGACAAAATTGTTAACGTTGGTGTGCCATTAGTTACAAGAGGGTTATCGGGATTAGCAGGTGTAACCCAACAATTAACCAGCGTACTTGGGCAATTAGCTGGCAAAGAAGGTCAAGTGGGTGGCGGTAGTACATTATTACAAAAAATTGGAATAGGCGGAGAAGCTGCGCCGGCCGCAGGAGCAGCTCCAGGAGCACCAGCACCGCCAAAAGTTACACCTATTACACCTCCTTCAACTAGCGGCGCAACACTGGATAGCCTTATAAATTTCTCAGGCGGTACTGGCGACAAAACACATTTCCAACAATTGAATCCAACGGTACTAAACAATTTTGTACAAATGGCCAGCGCATACTTTAGTTCAACTGGTAAAAAATTACAAGTTAATTCTGCTTTTAGATCCATGGATGAACAAGCTAATGTAAATTCAGGTGGCAACCCAAAAGCTGCGCCTGGCAAAAGTTTACACAATGTTGGCAAAGCATTGGATATTAATTCAAGTCAAGTAGCTGATTTACAATCTTCAGGCTTATTAGGACAATATGGATTTAGTCCATTACCGGGAGATCCTCCACATATACAAATGCCGTCTGCGGCAACTGGTGGAATTTTAAGCGGGCCAAAGAGTGGATATCAAGCAATGCTACACGGTAATGAAGCGGTGGTTCCACTACCAGACGGCAAAACAATACCAGTACAAAGTAAAGGTGGCGGCGGAGGAGCTGGATCAAAAGATCAAGTTGCGCTACTTTCTATGGAATTAGAAAAATTGGACTCAATGCTTAGAGTAATGAGCAAACAAAATGATATTACTAACAAAATATTAGCAAAACAAAGTTAAACATAAAAAATGGCAAAATTTGATCCGGCCGCAGCACAAGCAATTATTGACGAGTATAATCAAAAACTTGCCGACGGTATTCCTATTGACGCCGATTTAACTAAGGCTATGAAAGATGCCTCTACTGGCATTAAAAATTATACAGATAATTTAAAAAATAGTTTAGATCAACTAAAAGGATCAGCGTTAAAAATGGGTTCGGCTTTAATCAAAGGCGAATCTGGATTAAGTGTTTATAACGACACAGTAGAAGCAGGCGGACAAGCGTTAGGTAACTTTGCTCAGCAAGTACCTATTGTAGGAGATGCTCTTAAAAAAGCAGCTAATGCGGCCGCAAAAGCTATTACAATAATCAACAAACAAGCTGACGCATTATTTCAAAATTATCAAAGCATAAGTCGTTCTGGTTTAGTAACCGGAATGAGCGATACTTTTAAAAATCTTGAATCAGCAGGATATACCGTAGCTGAAATTAAAGAGTACGGTTCGTTAATGAAGGAAAATGCCACTACACTAGCAACATTTGGCGGTACAGCGGCACAAGGAGCAAAACAGTTTTCTGATGTAGCAGCATCAATAAAAAATTCAGATTTAGAAACTAATTTTATGAATATGGGCATGACTGTTAATGACATTAACAGCGGCATTGCTAATTATATAAAACTTCAGCAGTTAAGTGGGTCAACAAAAACTCAAACTAATGACGAATTAAAAGAAAGCGCCAGAGATTTTATAATGGAGCAAGATCGGTTAACAAAGTTAACAGGATTAAATGCTGAACAACAAAATAAAGTCTACGAACACGCATTAGCGCAACAACAGTTTAATGCTAAAACGCAAGAATTACAACAACGAGCAGATGCTGGAGATGAATCAGCTAAAGCCGAAATAAAACGCAACAAAGAAATTATTGAATTCGCTTTTGCTAAAGGTGGCCAACATATGGCCGACGATGCTTCGCAATTTTTAGCAGGAGCAGTAAACAGTCCAGGCTATCAAAGATTCCAACGCGGATTGCCAAAAGCCGCTGAATCGATAACCAAAGGTGTTAAAGACGCTGGTGTAATACAAAAACAAATGGTTGAAGGAGCCAAAGATACAGCTGGCGAACAATCGATGTTAGGTACTGTTGGTAATTTTAGTAAAACTTATGGCGACATGCATGAATATGCTAAAATGGCTTCTGGCACAATTAAAGATGCTACCAAGTCGCAAGAAACTATAACAGCACAACAACAAGATCAAATAGATGCTGTTGATAGCCAAACAGGAAGTCAAGTTAAGCTAAGACAAAATCAAAGAGATACCACACAGTCGTTAGACAAATTAACAAATCTAGGTGTAAAACCAGTTACTGCCGTATTCAAAGCTCTTACTTCTGTAGCACAACAAATCGTAGGTACTGCTGGTCAAGTAGCTGGCAAAGAAGGACAAGTAGGCGGAGGTAGTACATTATTACAAAAAGCTGTAGGTGGCGGCGCCCCGGCTAGTTCTGTTACGGTAGAAGCTGCTCCTTCGGGTCCTTCTTTGCCAGCAGCAGCTCCTTCGACAGCTCCTTCAGCTCCTGTATCAGCTCCCAGTCCGGCAGGTGCCGCAACACCCGGAGCGTCAACAGCTCCTTCGATAATTGAAAAAGCTAAAGATATAATATCTGGAGCCGCAGGTGCTGGAGCTTCGGCAGCAGGCGGTGTAGTTAGTGCCGCCGGCGGCACACTAGTAGCAGGTATGGATGCCGTTAAGCAAATGATTATTAAGCATGAAGGCTTAAAAACTAGACCATATCAAGATTCACTGGGACTATGGACTGTAGGGGTAGGCCACTTAATTGGCAATGGTAAATCTTTACCGTCTGATATGAATCGCGAATTTAGCCAAAAAGAAGTTATGGATATGTTTGAGCAAGACTTTGCTAAACATTATTCGATAGCACAAAGAACTCCAGGATGGGATAAAGCTAATGAAGCTGGTAAAGGTGCCATGATTGATTTGGCATTTAATATGGGCCAGTGGTGGAATAAATTTCCAAATACAGCTAAGGCTCTTGCCGCCGGCGACTTTGCCGGAGCGGCCGCAGGATTAAGAGATAGCAAATGGTTTCAACAAGTAGGTAATCGCGGCAAAGAAGTAGCATCGCTAATGGCTCAAGCTGGATCCGGCGGTGGCAAAATGCAATCAGCCGCAAATGGCGGTATTTTAAGCGGTCCTAAAGGCGGTTATGCTGCTATGTTACATGGTAACGAAGCGGTAGTTCCATTACCAGACGGCAGAACGATACCGATACAAAATATAGGAGCAGACGATAATTCTTTTGAAATTAATAAGCTCACAACTATGAAGATAGCCAAATTAGAACAGCTTATAAACGGCATGCAAAAGCATAGTGATACATCACGTAAGATATTACAGCGACAAAGCTAAACAACTAAATATAAAACTATGGCAATTAATGACGGCAAAAACGGGCGTAACTACTATGTCTACCAATATTTGACTAAGGATAACGTTCCTTATTATATTGGTAAAGGTAAAAACAACCGTATTAACAGCAAACATAAAATAGTGTTACCACCGTTAGACCGTAGAGTTATTATTAAAGATAATTTAACAAACGAAGAAGCTAAAGAATTTGAAAAAGAATTAATTACAAAGCACGGCCGCAAAATTGACGGCGGTATTTTAGATAATGTTAAAATTAATCAGTGGGCTTGTTTTGCTGGTTGGAAGCATAGCGAAGAAGCTAAACAAGCAATAAGCAATAAAAATAGAGGCAAGATTCGCACCGAAGAACAACGCAAAAATTATAAAGGCACTACAAGTAAAGAAGTAGCAGATAAAATTGCCAAAACTCTTACAGGGCACGTTGTGCTTCAAAAAACTCGAGATAAAATAGCAACATCCTTGACTGGTAGCAAGTTAAGCAAACAAACAATAGAAAAAAGAACAGCCTCATTCAATGCTACCATAGAAAAACGACGCAAAGCAGAAGAACAAGATCCAACGCTTGCTACTGATAGACGAGAGAAAAAGAAAAAAGCTGCAAGCGGAAAAAATAATGGTATGTATGGTAAAAAACTAAGTTCTGAAACTATTGCTAAAAGACAAGCATCGTATAGAAAAACAATAGAAGCTCGTAGAGCTTCTAAACTAAAGGTAACAAATAATGGCAACTAACGGTAATAGCCGCCAGGGCTGGCGTAAGTATTTCAAAATCGCAGACACAAACCAACTAGGGCAATTAAGTCCAATTTCTGGTAAAAACAATTTTGGGCTTCCTGGATACAATCGTCCTGGTTCTGATTTTGAAAGTGGCACAAGAAATGAATTTGCGTTTCGTAATTACGCAAGCCGTCTTCCTGAAGTTTATTCAGGACATCCTAATCGTTTAGAGCGTTACAATCAATATGAAAATATGGACTGTGATTCTGAAGTAAACGCTTGCTTAGATAT